GTATACCTGCATTGGGCTTCTCACCGGGCAAAGGAACTGATAAGGTCAGCCGCATGCACATGGTTGCCCCTTTGTTTGAAGCGGGTATGGTGTGGGCACCGATGCACGAGAAATTTGCGGATGAGGTCATCGAGGAAGTAGTTTCATTTCCTAATGGCGAAAACGATGACTTCTGTGATAGTATGACTTTAGCACTCATGCGCTTTAGACAGGGAGGGTTTATCTCTCTGAAGGGCGAAGAGGAAGAAGAACTAGAATGGCGACCTAAGAAACGGGAGTACTACTGATGGCAGACAGACCTAGAACCCGCAAGACTGATCGGTCAATCGTAGACCAAGGTGGGACCACCCCTATTCGAGCCCTGACCGCGGTTGTGTTAAATCGCAGAGCGAAGAAAGCGGATAAGAAATACCAAGCTGCCCAGAAGAAAAGTGGCAGAACGGTAAACGGCGGTGGCCGTTCGAATGTACTACCTGCGTTCAAAGGAACTTTCTAATGGCATTACCACCAAACATGGTCGCATCGGGGCTAGACCTTGACGACACCGCAGGCCTTCCAGAACTAGAGATGGATGTTCCTTCCCCTGAAATGTTCGAAGGCGGAGCAGAAGTCATTGACGACGGTCAGGGCGGAGCGATTGTTCAGGCTATGGGCATGGCTGAAGAGATGGACCAAGCGGATTTGATTCCGTTTGACGCCAACTTGGCTGAGTTCTTGGAAGACGATACACTGGGAGAGCTCTCTAGTGAGCTACGCAGTATGTACGAGGAGGACCTCGAGTCCCGCTCTGAGTGGGAAACGGCTTACGTCAACGGGTTAGACCTGCTTGGCCTAAAGACCGAGGACCGTTCTACACCGTTTGAAGGCGCTTCTGGCATTACGCACCCGCTTGTTGCGGAGAGTGTGACCCAGTTCCAAGCCCAAGCGTACAAAGAGCTACTGCCATCGGGTGGTCCAGTTCGCACCGCGGTCCTGGGTTTGAAAGACGCGGCCCGCGAGGAGCAGGCTACTCGTGTCAAGGACTTTATGAACTACCAGCTTATGGAAGTTATGGAAGAATACGATCCGGACATGGATCAGATGTTGTTCTATTTACCGTTGTCTGGTTCTACGTTCAAGAAAGTGTACTTCGATCCAACGAGACAGCGGGCGGTATCTAAGTTTATCCCTGCGCAGGATTTGGTTGTACCTTATTCAGCCAGTGATTTGCAGACTGCTAGTCGTGTTACGCATGTTCTACGCATGGACGTCAACGAAGTTGCCAAGATGCAGTATGCTGGGGTTTACCGCGACGTAGACCTGTCTGGGTCAGACGATGTGGAAGAGAACCCTGTTCGTCAGAAGGTTAATGAGCTTGAAGGCTTGTCCAAGAACTACAGCGAAGATGTGCTGACTGTTCTGGAGTTCCACGCTGCACTGGATATCGAGGGTTTTGAGGACATTGATCCGGCAACGGGCGATCCTACGGGCATCAACCTGCCGTACATTGTTACTCTGGATCATTCCTCTGGTCAGGTTTTGGCTATTCGCCGCAACTACGATGAGGACGATATCCTGAAGCGCAAGCGTCAGTACTTCGTTCACTATAAGTTTATGCCGGGCCTAGGCTTCTACGGCTTTGGTTTGATCCACATGATTGGTGGACTTGGCCGCGCGGCTACAAGCCTGCTTCGCCAGTTGATCGACGCTGGTACTCTGTCCAACCTTCCTGCTGGATTTAAGGCCCGTGGAGTGCGTGTACGCAACTCTGATGAGCCACTACAGCCCGGAGAGTGGAGAGACATCGACGCGCCAGGTGGAAGCATTAGAGACGCTATCGTACCGCTGCCATACAAAGAGCCGTCCGCGGCCCTTGCGTCAATGCTTGGCGGGTTGGTGAACGACGGACGTAGGTTCGTTGCTTTGGCTGACCAACAGATGGCGGACATGGGTAATGATACTCCTGTCGGCACTACGGTTGCTATGTTGGAGCGGGGCATGAAGGTCATGTCTGCGATCCACAAACGGTTGCACTACGCGCAGAAGACGGAGTTCCGTTTGCTTGCTCGTATCTTCGCAGAAAACTTGCCACCTATGTATCCATACGAGGTTGCTGGTGCTCCGGCACAGGTTAAGGGCGAAGACTTTGATGCTCGGGTAGACGTTCTCCCAGTCTCTGACCCGAACATCTTCTCGATGTCGCAGCGCGTTACATTGGCCCAGACTCAACTTCAGTTGGCTCAGTCTAACCCTCAGATGCATAACCTGCATGCCGCGTATCGTCGGATGTATCAGGCATTAGAGGTGCAAAACATCGACGAGATCTTGCCACCGGAACCACAGCCGCAGCCACAGGACCCAGCTTCTGAGAATGCAGCCATGCTTGGCGGCATGACTCCGCAGGCGTTCCCGCAGCAGGACCACGATGCGCACATAAATGCGCACGTTTCGCTACTTGAGTTGGGCATCTTGCAGCAGACACCGCCTGTTCTAGCGGCTTTGTTCAGTCACGTATTGCAGCACGTCAACATGAAGGCTCGGACCATGGTTCAGCAAGAAGTTGAGCAGGCTCAGATGCAGCAACAGCAGCAGATGGAAGCTGGTATGGCTCAGATGCAGGTCCTTGCTCAGACAGGCGCTATACGCCCTGAGATCGCTCAACAGCAGATGCAACAGATGCAGATGCAGGGACAGCAGCAACCACCGATGGACCCTGATCAGATCGAGGCCCGCGTTGCACAGGTTGAGACACAGCTTCTAGCTGAAGTTATGCCAATGCTGACATACAAAGGCGAGGGTGCTTCTGAAGAGGATCCGCTGGTTACGATCCGCATGCAAGAACTGTCGATCAAGCAGATGGAAGCGGAGCAGAAATCTCAGATGGACCAAGCTAAACTACAGCTTGACCAGATGAAGATGCAGCAACAAGCGGCATCCGACTCAGCTAGACTGGAACTGCAGGAGCAGATTGCTGACGAGCGTAGCGATGTGAATCGTGAACGTATCCAAGTTCAGCGCGATAAGATGCAACAAGGGGGATAGCCAATGGCTGTCCTCGAAACCATCATGGCGGCGAACGCCGCGTATGGTGTTATCAAGCAGTGCTTGGCGAATGGCCGCGAGGTCAAAGGCATGGTTGGACACGTTGGAAAGTTCCTCAATGCCGAGGCCGATCTTAAAGACGCAGTAGAACGTAAGAAGAAAAACCCACTCACAGCTATAACAGGTGGGGCCGAGGGTGATTGGGAAGAGTTCCAAGCCCTTGAAGACATTAAAGAAAAGCGGCGTGAACTGGAGTCTTGGTGCAGATTGTACGGACCTCCGGGCACTTGGGACCGCTGGATTTCTTGGCAGGCCGAAGCGCGTAGGGCCCGCAAAGCAGCGCAGAAACAAAAAGAAAAAGAGCGTGAAGAGATGATGGAAGCCATAACTTTGGCTGTGAGCGGCCTGCTTGCTCTTGGTGGTATCGGCGCACTTATATATTTTCTTGGCCGATACTGGGAGAAGTGGTGATGTGGGTTCTGGTTTGGTTTCAGATAATCAACAACAATGTAACGCACTATGAGCTAGGTCAGTTCATGTCTAGCAGTGAGTGCGCTAGAGCACAGGACGACGCCAAGGTGCTTATTACCAACTCACACACGGTGACGTATTGCTTTGAAGTTATATCGAAACAAGAGGGGTAATTATGTTGTATATGACAAACAGGGAAAAGTTGTTATAATAACGCACCACAAGAGGTACGCGATTGCGTACGCAAGGAGTATAGAAGATGGCAACAAGGCTAGATGAATGGAAAGTTCTGCCGCGTCTTATGATGCTGGTGACAACCATTATGTATATACGCTGCCTAGAATGGGCGCTATCGCAACCAGACCTGTCGGTATCACAGGCAGGTCTAATATCCGTCGTAACTGGGGCTTTCACAGGAAGTTTCGGCATCTGGATGGGGAAGGAAAGTAAATGATTGGGGCAATAGTAACTAGCGTTGCGAACCTCGCAACTAGTGTAATTGACGGCAAGACTGCTGTTAAGAAGGCTGAAGCTGAGACCAAGATGAAAATCGCCACGGGTGAAATCTCTTGGGAGCAATCAGCTATTGAGGCCAGTAAAGATAGCTGGAAGGACGAGGCTTGGACTGTAGCTTTCATTGCTATTGTAATCGGCAGCTTTATTCCGGGCCTTCAGCCGTATATGGCCGAGGGCTTTGCCAACTTGGAAAAAGCACCAAGCTGGTTCCAGTGGGCCATGTATGCAAGCATAGCTGCGAGCTTCGGGATCAGGACCATGAAGGGGTTTAAGAAATGACGTACAAGCTATCACAGCGCAGCCTTGATCGGCTCGAGGGTGTAGACGAACGCTTAATTGCTGTCGTTAAACACGCTATCACTGCAACTAAGATTGACTTCGGTGTAATCCAAGGCATGCGAACGCTAGAGATGCAAAAGGAACTTGTGGCCAAGGGTGCGTCCCAGACCATGAAGTCCAAACACCTCGTCGGTCATGCCGTAGATCTCATGGCTTATGTTGGCGGGAAGGGATCTTGGCAGTTAAATGTTTATGATGATCTCGCCGATGCCATGAAGGAAGGCGCTGATATGGTTGGCGTTTCTATTCGTTGGGGTGCAGCTTGGCAGATCGATGACATGCGCAAATGGGATGGTACGATGGAAGAAGCGATGAACTCATACATCGACCTTCGCCGCTCTCAGGGCCGTCGTCCATTTATTGATGGACCGCATTTCGAGCTAATGCTATAATAACTTGTGACTGGGTTTTCTTTAACCTTTTGACAGATTGCGTTGGTAGAATCTAACAGCCCAGTCACTATTTAATTCACAGTCGAGGAGACTGACATGCCTGGAGTAA